CCCGCCCGATGGCGGGCTGTCACCGGATGCTAAAATGTTCGTTTTGACTCCTGATAGCTCCACCATTGGCTCAAATAAGAGTTACAAACACCGTTGATTTCAAATCGAAGTCAACGGTGTTTTTGTGTTTGTCAGCAAGCAAGTTCATCGCTGTTTTCCAAATACTGCGCAAGATCAAAGTTGAAGTCTACATGGATTTGGTATCCGCGATAAACGTCTACCCTGCGGATAAGCTGGCTGACGATCATCTTTTTTGCTTCAAAGCTGGCACTGTCGTAGAGGTCTGCAAAAGAAATCAATTCTTCGTACAGTTGCGATACGTTTGCCATCAATTCAGCGTTTCGCTCCAGTTCTGCACTGGCTTCTTCACACAGAGTTTCCAACTCCGTGTGCTTCTTTTCCTGTGCTGCGATCATCTCGGCAAGAGTGTCTTTGGGAAAGGCACTCTCCCCCTTGATTACAGCCAGAATCTCGGCTTTTAAGGCTAGCAGGTCTTTTTCGGCCTTGTCGCGTTCTGTCTGAAGGGCTTGCAGATGGTTCTTGCGCTCCGCAGTTTCCTTCGCATAGCGGCTGGTGATATCCACTCCATTCTCGCTGCACTCAAACGGTTTCAAGAAGCCCCGCCCGCTCCGAAAAAGGACAAGGCGGGGCCTTCC